TAAATTAAAAAACCGACTACAAATAAAAAAGGCAGCCACGACCAAGTGAATACTGCCAATTTTATCCGTAATCGGATATAATTTATTAAAGATAATTCTGATTTTTTCATGGTCGTTATTTAAATTCTCTACAAATGTACAAAAAGTTTTAATACCATTTACAAAATGTAGAAATTATTTTTAAAGGCATTTTTAAAAACGTTTTTCCGGTTATTTTAGTTCAAACGATTATAGTGTTTAGTGTTAATGTTATAACCGTTTATAAATGTACTGGTGTTTATTAGGTTGTTAACGTGCATTCCTCACACGCATTATTTCATTATTTATTTTTATCATTTTATCCACTTCTATATTTGACTTAGTTCTATAATGCCAAAATGTATCCATCTGACTATACCCATCGTACTTGCTGGTATAGTATTTACACATCTCGTGAGCTTTATCGAACTCTATATTTAAGCTGTCAATAGTATTCTGTTTCTGTGTAACCGCTTTTATATCTGACTTTAATCCACACCCCACGCACAAAACGCACGTTAACAAAGTATATAAAAAATACCTTGCTTTTTTAGGTAATCTAAATTTTTGTTTCATATCAAATTATATTTTAAAGTTAAAAATTCGTGTTTCAAATCGGTACATTTTCATATACAAACCGTTAGGTGGCATTTACGAGAGCCACTCTGTTTCCGTGCTTAATCATTATTGGTAAATATGTATCCAACATACTTGCTTTAAATCCTGCCAATTCTAATCCATTATCTGGTCGTTGTGTTAAACCAATATCTAAAACTGCATCTGTTATTATAGCATCTTCTCCAATAGCCTCATAAAATCCATCAACTTCAAACCACACAACTGGGTTATCAAATTTAGATTTAATATCATTTATCTGTTTTTGTAGGGGGGATAAAACGCCACATAACAACGGCTCATAATTAATAGCCTTAGTTTTGTTAGTATTTAAAGTTTCTTTTTTCATATCAAGTTTATTTATAATTTGAAATATTTGTCATTTTCAGCGGCTACTAATCATAGCCCAGTACACTAAGCACAATACTAAAAATGAGTTTATGCGCTGTTATTTGTAGCTCAGTAGGTCTTATAAAAAGTACTGTGCCTAACAACGTATATAGTGCATTGCTTCCGTTCATTTAATCAACATTTGTGCTTAATAGTCAAATTAAAAAAAGCCACCGCTCCTTTTGGTTTTTACAAAACCATTGGGGTAAAAAGCTTCTCTACTCCAGTCTTGCTTCCCGTTTGTTTTGTCAGGCTACTAACTATTTCTTTTTGCCATAAGCATTTAAAGTCATTAGGTGCGTTATATTCACTTATAAAAACCTTATGCCCTTCGTTTGCTTTATCCCTGCACCATTGCCAAAATTCAGCGTGGTTAAAAGCATCTTTGTATTTTGTAGTCCCCTCATAAGGTGGGTCGCAATAAATAATACTATTAGGTTTTATTTCTAAATCTTGGTAGCTAGTTTCTACAAATCTAACGCCTTGCAATTTCGGGCTTTGGTTTACTGCATTCCTGTAAGCTTCTCTTACATAATCACGCTCACCTTTACCATCTCTACGCCAACCGCCAAGCCATTTACCACTATAACTAAAAGCAAATCCTGCGTAACCTTTGTACTTGTAATCATCGCTTTTTCTCAATTCTTTGTAGTCAGCTTCGGTAAAGTCTTTATTGTTTTTTGGCAAGTCGCTTATGCAGTCCCTAATCACTATTAAAGCATCTACCAAGTGTGGGTTTACATCAGCACCAATCCGTTTGCCTTCAACTTTATCAATCATATTGCCACCGCCAACCATAGGTTCATACCAAGTCATTCCTTCGGTTCTATGTTCTAGCATTATTGGTAATATCTCTTTTGCAATTCTATTCTTACTTCCCATATATTTCATAAAAAGCCCTCCTTATTTTTTTTAATTTTTAGTTCTGTGTTTCAAATCAACTTTAGTGCTGCAACGCACCATATACAAACAGTTGTATGCAATTAAAAAAGACATACAACACACAATATAAATAATAAAAATTACTTAGGTCTAATCTCTTTATCAACATTTCTGCATAGTTTTCTATGCCCATTAAAATCATATTGTGGTGGAATTACACGTTTGCAGTGTGGGCATAATCTATAAGCTGTTTTTTTAGTTTTTGTCTTCATTTGTCGTAATTTTTACTATTCATATTCCCATACATTAGGTGCAATAAAATTTTAATATTTAAAAAATCCCACCGCACCTAACTTTTTGCAAAAGTTATTGGGTTTTAGCCATCCTTTTTAATGACAGGAACGCAACATTCATTTTTAGACAACCACCCTCGCATTCATAGTCGCTCATTTCTAACTGGTCAACTATTTTTTGAAGTGTATCGTACTTATCCATTTCAATTTCTGCTCTGGTTTTCGGGATCACCTTTGCCTTTGGCTTTGCAAGAAAAAACTTTTTACCTTTTGATGAACCCTCTACTGTATCCCAAACAAAGCCCATTTCATCTGCCATAGTTTTCCATAGCTTATTGGCTTTCTCTTGCCTATTGTCTGTACCAAGCCACACTCCTACGTAAATAACTGGTGTTTGGTTACGGCTAATATCATAAATAGCCTGTAATTGTTCTTCTGACATTTCAAATTCTTGCTTCATGATTCTATTTTTTAAGTTTATAATTAAATTTTTGCTTCCCTATATTTTTTATTATTACAGCCCCTAACAAGTAATAAAAAGCATAAAAACGCCTTTTTATTACCGTACATTAGCCACAATACACAAACAACTTTTCGTTAGTCTTTGAAGTTTCTGAATTATTATTCATTCTTTGACTTATCTCTTTTTCCCAAATACACTTAAAGTCTTTTGGTGCATTGTATTCAGAAACAAAAACTTTATGTCCTTGCTTTACTTTATTTCTACACCATTCCCAAAACTCATTGTGTTTAAATTCATCTTTATACTTTCCTTTTGTTGCTTTTGTATCATAAGGAGGGTCGCAGTAAATAATACTATTTTTAGGTATTTCTAAATCTTGGTAACTACTATGTATAAACTTCACACCTTGTATATTTTTACTTTGCTTATTTACGTTATTTTGTGCTTCCAAGCAATAGTTTCTTTTACCTTGCTTATCTCGTCTATAACTTCCAAACCAAGTTGCACCAAAACTAAGTTGTGTTCCTGCATAACCTACAATCCATCTTGGGTATTGGCTTGGGTGTTTTTTAATATCATTATATTTTTCCTCATTAATTTCAGGTGCTTTATAGTTTGGTTTGCTCATTTGGTTTAGCAAAGAAATTACATATTCATTCAAATCAGCACCTATTCTATTGCCTTTTACCTTATCAATCATATTAGCACCACCAACAAAAGGCTCAACCCAAGTTTCATTGGTTCGGTGTTTTATCATTAACGGTAGTATTTCTTTTGATATTCTGTTTTTACTTCCTAAATATTTCATTCTATTTAATTTTAGCGGTTAAAGTACTGTGGCTAACAATGTATAAAACCCATAAAAAAAACGGGTCTTATACTCAACGTTAGGTGCAATTTTTATTTATTTTTTTTTGCCACCGTACGTTGGTTTTTGCAAAACCATTTTATTACATTCCGAAATCATCATCACCAGTTAAAATCCCTTTATATTGTAATATTAATATTACTGCCATTAACACAATAAAACCTATTAATCTTAATTCCCACATAATGTTTTATTCAAAATAGTTTGTAATTAATTCTCTGTTCTACTGTGCATATAGTATCATTATGGCTACCACCATGAGAAACTAATAATATTTCTATTATTTTAAATCCTCTTTCTTTTCCAATACCGGCACTATTCCAACCAAATGATATTACTATACCACCTGTTTTTGTAATACGTGCAATTTCGTCTATATGTTTTCTTCTCCAACTGCTTTGGGTTGTTTCCATTATTACAGGTATTCCTACATTTTTATAACACTCGCTTACCTGTCTAAGTGAATACGGTGGGTCATAAAAAACAAAATCTTTTGTGTTGTTATCAAACATCTTTAAAAACTCAACTGCATCTAAATTGTAGTCAGTATCATAATCAGGATTTAAATCATTAGTAATCTTTGCAATTCTATTAGTATTTGCAAATGGGTCAACACTTTCCATTTCGGGTTTGTAGTACTTATGTATAAGTCTATTAATACATTTTATATCAAACGTGTTACTGTTTGGCATTTCCCATATTCTATTAATCGTCATAAAAAAATCCCTCCCTAAAAAAATTATTAAAAATTAAAACAGCCGAACCGTTATATACAAGCGCAATGCAGTACATTTAATTGGGGCCAGTGGAAGTATTTTTATTGTTTTGCCTACCCGCCTCAATTTTTGCAAAATTGTAAAGTATTTGCTTTGTGATTTCAAGTCCTCCAAGTGCGTTAATAATTGAAGTTTCAATGTACAATACAGTTGTTTGCTTTTTATCGGAACAAGGCTTTCGCCCCGCCCCTTTTCTTTTTCCTCCGCTTGCCATTAGTTATTTTTGTTATATAGTTTATCAAATTCTGATTGAAGATTTTCTCTATCAGTTTCATATCTTTTTAAACTTTCTCTCATTTCGCTAGAAATACAGCTATTTGGATTAGTGTTTAAATAATCTTTTACTTTATTTATACTTGAAGTTTTCTTTTCTATTTTTGTGTGTAATGTCTTTAGAGTTTCCATCTTTTTAGTCTTTATGTTTTAGCTTCATTGCTAACAACATTACAAAGATAAACCTTTATTTTGAATTTCCTACTATTAAATCAAATTAATATCAAATAAAATGTATTTATTTTCATGGCCCCGATAAAATAAGAACAAAACCCCTCCCTAAAAAATTAAAAAATACAGATGCCTAACACGTCCTATATGTCATGGCGAAAAGCCACGCCACATAGCCCTATTCGTTAGCTGCAATTTTCAGTCATAGATTTTGCGAGAAAATTACCAATAGAACCCAGCTCATTAAACGTAAAATCATCTGAGTTAATAATTTGTCCAGCCTCAACAGAAACTAGCTTTTTACCTACATACAATACCTCCTGTTGTTTCCTTATGACTTTTATGGGTTTTGGATTTTGGAATTTATAGTATAACCAACTGAAATTATTAATTAATAGTTGATTAGTATCGTAACGATTTTGGATGATTCTAATTGAATGTGATATAGTGGCATGATCTTTTTTTATTAATACCATTATCTCATTTTGAGATAATTTAGTTACCCTGTACATAAAAAAGATGCATACTTGCCTTGCCTCTACTATATATTTTTTTCTTGACCTGCCATAAATATCATCTATCGTTACCGGGTAATCTTTTGATGCTTCATTGTAAGATTTTACAACTTCGCTAATAATATATTCGTGTTTCATATTTTGAAATTTTTAGATTTACCCAATTCTTTACACTTTACTTTGTAGGTTTCTATTATGTCAATGAATAAAAATTTGCTTCTTTTTACGGTAACT